AACTGCTAATTGATAACCAAAGTAATTAACATTACCATTAGGAGTTGATACTGTAGGAGTGTTTAAGGTTCCTTGCTGTGCTGCTTGAAGAGCTTGTTCAAATTGTGTCATAATATTATATGTTTTAATTATTGATACCTAAATATAGTAACTTTAATAATAGGCTCCAACTTTTTTAATAAAAAAATTTTCAAAAAAAGTTTGTGAATTAGTTGCTGAATTGAATCTTTGTTCGTATCTTTAGGGTGAGTCGGAAGTACTGGGCCTGTCAAAATGTTACTTGGTGGAAGAGTAGATGGAAGGGTACCTTACACTCTAGTAATAGATTTTACCTATCACTACCTACCCTACCATAATAAAAAAATATAAAAAAAGTTTACAAAAAAGTTGTATAATAGAGCAATTGTTCGTATCTTTAGGTACTATCAAAGAGATAGGGGGCCTGGCACTGAGATACTGTCGGAAGAGTAGACGGGCCGGTACGCCTTATTCTGTAGTAGGTATTACAAGGTACCTGGTACTAAAAAAAAGAAGGACCCTTCTGAGGTCCTTTGTTCTTATGTTTTTCTTTTCTGTCGTATTGCTTTTTGCTCTTATGCACCTTGTGCTGGGAGGCTGCCCATCTCTCCTGGAGAGTTATTTGAATTGTTTTCATGATTAAAAAAAGTACATATTGTGAACTACTTCTGTTCTGAGGTAGAATAACTTACCTACTGAAGAATTAGTTTCTAGGTTACTATTATACATAGTAGGAGTTACCTCAAGTAGGCACCAAAGAGAGTCTACTGAGATTAGCTTAGCCCTCAGAGTAGGAGACTGATTACAAGAACAATCCTTTCCTATTACCTTATTTAATTCTTCTATCATATCTTTTTAATTATACCTAAATATAAGAACTATAGGCCATATAGGCAACTTTTTCTTTAACTTTTTTTAATTTTTTTCTTCCCTTTTGGTAGGGGTTCTCTTAAACGGGTTACAAATGGGTATCTAGAACGGGTCTCAACCGGGTCTCTAACAGGTTTCCAAACGGGTTTCTATTGGGTTCCTAAAAGGGTCACTAGAACGGGTTACAAACAGGTATCTAAATCGGGTATCTCCTTACACTCTCTCCCTGTCCCCTATAGGTACAACTTCCAAATGGGTATCTAGAACAGGTTTCTCCTTCCCCTATATACGAAAAAGTTTTAAGGTAGGTGCATACGCCTCATTTTTCTTAACCTTATTTTACCTTGCCTTTTCCTTTCTTCTACACATCCTATATCCTTTACAGTACCTTTTCATACCTAGTACTATACCGTTTTCTACTCTTTACTTTTTTCTACTACCCTTTTACCTCTACCGTCTTACACCGTATCTCAATGGGTCTCTCTATGTCTCTCCTATGATCTTCCCCTTTCTATATCAATGTATAAACGGGTATCGATTGGGGATAGAGACGGGTAGCTAACGGGTTATTAGACGGGTCTCTAGTCTCTTGTCCCTCCTAGTAGAAGTATAACAACCAATACTATTAATAATGTATTCATATGTACTTCTTTTTACTTTATATAATAGTGTAATAATGATATACCTACTACTATCTCTACTATGGTTAGTAAACATAGTAAGAATATTAGAGATTCTCCTGCTGTTTCTTCCCATGCCTTTCTCATACCCCAATTTATTAAATGTGTTAGTATTGTATGTAGTATGAATATTAATATTACTATTCCTATTAATGGTACTTCTACTGTCATCTCTTTTTATTTTTTAAATTTCTTCTAATGTTAATATAGATACACAATGTGGAAAGTTATCTGCATCTCTGAGGATTACTATATTAAGTTTCTCATCTGTATCAACTGCAATACCTTCTACAATTTTTCCTGCTCCTTTTCTAGAGTTAAACGTTACTTTAGTTCCTCTATACCTCTTCTTGTACAACTGTATCTCCATCTTGTATAACTAAATAAGGTTTACCTTGTTCTGTGTGTTTGATTTGTCCTGATGCAATTAACTCTTGCGTGGCTTGAGCATCCATTTGTGATAGCTGTAGGATTGTATCCTCCATGTAGATTACTTTCATACTTTGTGGTATTTAGGTTTGTACTTTGCAATGACTTCTTTGGCTTGTTCCAATGTGTCCCATTGACAATATTGCCATTGATGGTCTTCATCATTCCATAAGTACATACCATTTAGGTCTATACCACTCCAACCGAAAAAGCTAAACTTTTGTGGAATGAATTTTCCGTTTACTTCTTTTACTCTATAAAACATACTTACTTTGATTTTGATCTTTTAAATACGATTAGAAAGTTACCTATGGAGGTTTTAATTCTTCCTGTTGCTACATGTTGTGCAGTAATGGAATCAATGAACCAACCTTCTTGTATCATTTGGTTGATTTTTTCTTCATCTTTTGTAATGATTACTTTGTATTCATTCATAACTTACTTATTTTTAGGTTTAGCGTTAAAGTATCTGCTATACTGTCCTCTGACATCCTTATCAGTGTAGTGTGATAAATCACTTTCAGCAAAGCCCCATTCAACTTTTTCTTTTACACTTATCCAATACGAACCTCTGTCTTCGTACTTACCTTTAACCCATTGTTCAAATGTTTTTCTCATAATATATTGTTTAATTGTTAATTGCGTCTAAAATACCCATAAGCCAAATCGGACAAAACATTATCCAATATAAAAAACGTTCTTGTAAACTTACTGCTAAGTTTTCCTTACCTATCGTTTTACAATCATTTCTCCAAATAAGATAAAATGGAATAAAAAGAATTAACTGCAATAATATAAATACAAATATTTTTAGCATAATTTACTGTTTTTAACTATTTCTATTAATTTTTTAAGACATTCAAGTTCTGCCTCTTCTTTATTTACTACTTCAAATTTGTGAATACCAAAACCAAATTCTATAAAGAATTTTTGTTCTGTTTCAAAACACCATATAGAAGAAAATATTCCATGTTTCTCTCTAAACCATCTAAATGCTTGAGAATATAAAGGTGCTATTATCTGACCTTCGTGATATGATGAACTATACATTGGTAAGCCATCGTAGAATAACTCACTTCCTTTATCATAATAAAATATTGCTCCTCCTCTATATCCTCCAATTGGGTTAGGACTTTGGTATCCAATCTCCTTTAGAGCTAATGCTAGTTCATAAGGCACAAATTCTTTATCCATTACTCTTTTACATTAATTATTCGCTCAACGAATACATCTAATTGGTCAAAAATTTCAATAACAGCTGCTTTAGCTCCATCAATGGTTGTACTGTAATCTCTAATTTTACCCCATTTGTACCAAGCACCACGATCTGGTTCCGGTCTAATAACACCACAACTAACTCCTTGGTAATAGACTCCGAATACTAGTCCATCTCCTTGAAATTCCTGTTTAAATTCTAATTTACCTTTCATCTTCTGTTTTTAAGTTCTTTTAAAATGTCTTTTAATACATCAACTATTATCCACAATGGTGCAATAATAATGATAAGTGCTGCTAAGTGAAATATTGTCATAACTTATATACTGTTTATTTGTTCCTGTGTTAAACCATCTCTCCATTGCTGGATGTATTGATCTTCTTCGTCAAGTAATGCTTGTAATTCTTCTTCTGTCATCTTAGTATCGTCTTTGGAATACAATTGTATCGTTATTAGTAACTCTTAGTAATTTTTTATCCTTAGTGAGAATATATTCACTATCATGAATCTGTAGTGTGGAAGGATTAATTGTTTCAACAACCAGCCTACCTTTCTTATTCTTACAGACATACACTGTGGAGTATACAATGGCTTGTCCTAGCTTACCATCCTTCTCAAACTCAATCTCTGTTACCCTAACCTGCTTACTATCCTTATGGATAATAATTTCCATGTTAAACTTTAGGGGAGCAGTAGACTCCCAATGATGAAAGTATCTATGATCTAATGCCGGTCGTCGTTGTGCTGTACAGCTTATACTTCCTAAAAGTAAAGCTGCTAGTAAGAATTTTTTCATAACCTTTATCTTTTTAATTATACTTAAAGATAAGGATATTAATTCGTACTAGCAACTTTTTATTGATTTATTTCATCCAAACTATTTGGATAGTATAGTAGTGTTGGATTCTTTTTCTGAATGTCAGGAACGTCTCCTTGAAGGTGCATCATTTGCTGAAATCCTAATACATCAAATCTATTTGTGATTAGGTGATATCCACTCTTTGTAGGAATGGTAGCTACTACTTTGTCTCCTTCCGGACGTAAAGCATTAACTAACTTAATAATCTTCTCTAATGCACGTTCATCTTTTGTATCTATATCAACAATCCATCTCTTTTCTTGAGTCTTAATTTGACCTACAACAGAATCAAACAAACCTTTTTGATTTGGCTGTCCATTTTTAATACGTTGAGCCAATTGCATCATCATCTCCAGTGATACATCTGTGTGGTTTTGTTTCTGTACATGAATGTAAGCTCTTGCTTTAAACATCTCACACATTTGTTTGATTTCTTCGTAACGTCTTTCCAAATGGTCAATACTCTCGATACAGTATGTCTTAATTGTACGTACTGATTGATGATTGTCTCTTTCACCTTCAGGCTGATCTTTCTTACGTTTGAAAACGTACAGCATGTAAAAATCACCTGGTGCTTCAAAATGAAGCAATCCTTTTATTTGTTCTATGTTATTTATCATAGCTTTAAATTAGGTTAATTTTTATCAGATTTAGTAAATAAATGTACTATTATTCCTGCAAATACCATTGGTAATATTGTTACAGAAAAAATATGTCCCATAGTACATTCCCACCAATCATTAAATTGTGTGTGATGTATGCAACTAAATAAGGAATGCCCATCACTGTATATAAACCATCCAAACATTGCTGAGATGTATACTAGTATTATGTACTTAATAAATTCTAAACTTGTTTTTTTATCCATAACTATCTTTTTTCAAATGTTGGTTTTAACCATAATCCTTCTTTAAATACTATTTCCAAGAATCCAGGCACTTCATTATCCACATCAAGTAACAATCGAATTGTTCTTGGAGTATCTACAGCCATCATCTTTAATACCTCTTCTCTTATTCTCTCACTGCTTACAGTTTGAGTTAACTTAGCTAAGATGTTAGGTTGTTTCATTGCCTCCCAAACATCTATATGCATTGTAAAATCTTTAGTTACCGTAAATCTTAATGCTCTTAAAAGTCGAAGAGGGTCATCCATAAATGTAACCATAGGGTCAAGTGGAGTTCTTAAAATACCTTTTTCAAGATCTCCTCTTCCATTAAATAAATCTACAATAAGCCCATCCTCAGTTTCTGCTAAAGCATTAATCGTAAAGTCACGACGAATAAGATCATCTGTTAAATCACCTAATTCCAGAATAGGACGTCTTGTTCCTTCTTCGTATCCAATCTCTTTACGAGCCATTACAAAGTCAGCATCTAATTTAGCAAACTTATGATCACTTGGAAATTTTGCTCTAATTGTAAACATCTCTGGAACTGATAAGAAGATTGTGAAGCCTTCATTCTCCATCCAAGCTTTCATCTCTTGAAATCCTTCTTCTACTGTCTTGTCTAGATTATCTAGAACAAAGACAAAGTCAATATCTTTTGTCTTTACTCCAAGCAATTTATCCCTAACACATCCTCCTACTTTAAATAATTTTGGCATAACTTTATTTATTTAATTTATTTGTAAGCTCTTGAGCTAATTCATAATCCTCAGCTAATACAGCTTGCTCAATTTGCTCTTTAACTTCTTTATTTGATAGTTTCTTAGTGAACCTTCCTGCATTGCACCACCATATACCTGTAGTAGGAGATGATACAGCACCACATACACAGTTAACACCATTTCCACTATATAGTCCAACATCTAGAGATACACTTCCACATTCACATGTCTTTACACTTTGTACCATATACTCGGCTTTCAACCTTAGTGGAGGAGTATTTCCACCTCTATTTGTAATGTTTCCGACTTTAATGCATATTGCAATGTCTCCTGGTTTCCAATTATTTTCTGACATAACTTTTATCTTTTTAATTATACTTAAAGATAAGAAAAAAAGCCTGCCGAAGCAAGCTTTTTGTTAATTATTTTTAAACTTTTTTATGTTAGTTACAGTTTCCTTTTAATTGATAACCTGTACTACCTACTGGAGAATATACTATAGCTTTAAGATCTCCTGAACTCTCATTGAAGTTGACTGTACCACTTGCCATATTATCGTAGATAACAAACTCCTTTACTCCACTCTCAACCATCTTCTTTAACTGAGCAAGTGCTGGTCCAATTTCATCTCCAATCATAGAAGCATCTGGTCTTGCTTGTAGTTGTGCTTTTAGATCTTCATAATCTTTAACACGGATTGTTTTGATCTTACTTCCTGATACTGCTTTAGCTTTTGTTAAATGTACTTTTGTAAGCTCTAATACATAAGCAGGAACATATTTCCAATTGGTAGAGTATTTACTCTTCTCAGTTGTTATGTAACCTGTATCTGCTTTTACATTTCCATTTGCATCCACTATTGTAAGTCTGTCAGGAATTTGTCCTGGAGTAATCTCAACTGTCCCTTCTCCGGAAATAAAGTCACTGAATGTTACATATCCATTTGCTGCTGTTCCTTGAGCACCAGGTTGATTTGGACTAAAGTTACAAACACTATCAGCATCCACTATAATATCCACTCTAATGAATTGATCTGCTTGATACTTTGCATCTTGAGGATTGTCTTTACCTTTTTGATATGGAGTGTCACCTACCTTAGTTTGTATTTCAATAGGAGCTTGTACACTTCTTGATAAGACCCTTTTCACTTCCTCTGCTCTAAACTTAGCTAGTGAACCTTTCTTTCCATATCCGCTTTGATTAGTTACTTGAGACTCTCCTGCTGTAATAACTATCTTAAACTTACGTCCATTGTTATCCTTTATCCATTGTTGAATCTTAGCAACTTCATCTTGTAGATTTTTAACATCCACGTCTGCTTTACCACTACCAAATGTTTGTTGTATGTTAGTTGAAGTAGCTATTCTTTGTCCTGGAGTTGCTTTGATTGTGTCTTTTGATATCTCAATCCTGATTGCATTGTATGTATCCGGAGAGTATTTATTGATTGCATTAGCCATATTTGAATTCATCATAATGGCCATAAGCATTGCTGTTGAATAATTCTTCCAGTTACTTAGGATTGTTCTTAAAACAGATCTTGTACCTGCTTCATTTACTCCTCCAAGCTCAGCATTGAGCTTTTTGTAAAGAGCTAACTCGTCAGGAGATAACTTCTGTAGTATTTGTTTTGCTTGATCTTTATTTACCTTCATACATATAAATAGTAAAAGGTCCCGAAGGACCTTTATACTTTGGTGTGATTAGATTACTTTAAACCGTACATCACATTTGTACCTGAACCTAATACTGTAGTAGGTACATCACCTTTCCAAGCTTCAATCCATTGTTGTTGAATTAACATTGGTGTTAATGTAGCTTGCTTTAATTTATTAGCTTCAGCTTCAGCTCTTGCTCTTGTAAGTGTTGACTCAGCATCACCCTGTGCTTGTGCTACTTTAATCTTAGCTTCAGCCTCTGCTTGCTTAACTTTATTCTCAGCCATTAATGCTTTCTGTACTGCATTATTCTTAGCATTGATAGCATTCTTAAATGATTGTGGATATTCTAAATTAGTTGTAAACTGATCTAATTCGAATCCTTCCGGTTGTAATTGTTTTCTCAATACAGCTTTTACTTTTGTATCAAATGCTTCTCGACTTGAAATTAACTGATCGGCAGTATAACTATTTGTTACAATTCTAAATGCTTCTGTTACAGCTGTTTTTAAGAATCCACTTTCAATACCATCTAAGTCTTTTCGATATTTAGCAAAGATCTGTGTAGCTTTGTCCGGATTAATTCTGTAGTTAACAATTGGACTAACATGAAACTCTGAACCATCCTTTGAATTTACTACAAATGAATCATCACCTACATACTCTTTGTGTCTAATGTTAATCGGAAATTCATAAATTGTAGTTGTGAATGGATTGTAAAATACAGTTCCGGTACACTCTGTTACCCCACTTACCCCTCTACCAGTACCAAACTTGTTTACCTTGATACCAATGTTACCTGCGTCAATGTTTTCACATGAACCGAATACAGCAAATACTAATACAATTGCTCCTAAAATACCTAAAATTTTCTTCATTTTTTTTTAATTTAATTTATAACTTATTTTTGTTTTTAATAATACTTAAATATACGAACTTTATTTTAATCTACCAACTTTTTTACTAATTATTTTGATAAAGTAATATAAACTTTATCTCCATCAATATTTGTAATTCTCAAATTATCACCAATATGAATTGTATCATATGGACTACCATCCCAAATCCATTCTGTTGGACCATTTGATACTTCATCTTCTTGAGTTTCATTTACATCAACAGCATCGTAAGATGTTGTGTCATGGTCCCACTCAACTTGTTGCTGATAAGTGTTTGTATCAGGTTGTTCTTGTACTTTGTTACAACTAACTATGATTGTAGTTAATAGTAATGCCAAGGCTAACTTTTTCATATTAGTCAAATAAACCATCACCACTTAAAAGATCTCCTACAATACCACCAGCCATATCTCCACCAAGTATTCCTCCTAACAAAGCATTGTCAGTTGCAGCTCCAATAGCAGCTGATGTTAAAAAGTCTCCTGAGCTGTTTGATGTTGATGAGCTTCCGTTGTAAGAATACTCTCTTTGTTCATATGAAAGTAATCTTCTGTACTCTGATTCAGTGATTACTCTACCTGTGCGCATGTGTTTGTACGTTGTCATAATTTTACTTTTTATCAATTAATGATGCGATTGCTTTTGCTTTTTCTAACTTAGACATTGAAGTATTTTCAATTAAGGTCAAAGTTTGGTATGCTTTGAATTCATTTTCATTAAACTCTTCAGAGTTAGTTTCCTCCATGAATGCAATTTTTAACTTAGCTTCTGCAATAAATGCTTCAGTAGCTTTGATTTTTTCTTGAGCTTTTACAATTTGCTCTTCAATCTGCTCTTTTTTAGTTCTTGCTAAAGATTTATCTAATGCTGCAGATGCCATAGAGATACTCTGGCCACTTGGTAGTTGAACATTATAATATCCATTGTAAGCAGTACCCCTAGTTACTACTTCCATTCCTTCATACACTCCATAGCTTTTTGCATCATATTGAGTGTGCTTTGCATTTACATATGCAATTTCTCCGTAATTAAATTTTTGTGCTGCCATAACTTAATTTTTACCTAATCCTAATTTATCTCTTTTTGTTGTTTTGTACTTTGAAGTAGAGATCTTTTCTTCAAACATACTTTTAATTTTACCTGCTGACTTATACCAAATTGGAACAACACCTACCCCGCTTATATAGTATGGAAATATAATAGTATACTGTGTTTGGTGTATGTCAGGTGCTGATATTTTCCAATGTGGATAAAGTTTAAATTTATCATTCCACTTTTTGTCTACAGTGAAATCTACTCCATGCTTTTCTAACATCTCTAAAATGTCTGAATCTTTAGCCGGTGTTCCTTCTTCACATAATACAAAACTCTCTACAATTATCCAAAATAATATTGCTGCTATTAATAAAATAAGTACTATAATCATAATTGTTTTTGTTCTTTAGTTTGTTCCTTTACAAATTGTACAGTATTTGTTCCCATTTGCACTAAGCAATATCCTATCAATGCTATCACTGCGATAACTGTTACTATTCCTAAGTTAGCTAAGTAACTATCTTTCTGATTCATCAAATAGTATGATAAATCTAAACCCTGTACTAAAAGTACTACTGCAAATGCATATAGCACTGCTTTCCATCCTGTTGATATTTTCATAATTTATTTCTTTAGTAGCCTATTTCCTAATCCAAAAAATCTAAGATTTAAAAAAATCCTAAGAAACTCTTTCATAATTACTTACTTGAATTTTTAAATAAAATACTAAATAAGAAACTAATTCCTAATGCTTGCCAGAATGTAATTGGATGAACTCCATCTACTGCTCCTACAAGTGAATAATTCCACAATAATTGAACTGGCCAAGCAAGTAATATACATGCTACAAATAGTAGTGCTATTGCACCTAAAAATACTCCTAATCTTTCCATCTTATTAGTCTTTAAATAGCATAATTCCCCATACCAATACAGACAGTACTAATACTATTATAGCCATTGTACCTCGAGTTCCACTATCATTATTTATTTTCTTTACCACCGTATTATCTTTAGTAGACATTACGTACACTGTATCATCTTTTTCAACTACCTTATAAGTAGTTGAATCAATGCTTGCCAATTGCTGAAGCTCCACTGTTGTTACTTCTTTGGGATTCTTTACCTCGGTAGGAGTATTTGAGCATGAAGCCATTCCTAAACCTAATAGTAAAATCAAAACTAATTTTTTCATTTATTTTATCTTTTTAATTATATCTAAATATACGAACTTTATTTCTATCTAGCAACTTTTTTTACAATTCATTTTCAGGAGTTCCTGTAAGAGAATCCACATCAGTATACTTTGCATGAACTAATTCTTTACGGATCTCTACTAAGTGTTTTACATTCTCAATTCCACCTACTGCTCGTATTGCTCTCTGAGGATCTTTGAATAATTTATCGTGAGTCTTTCCGTTCTTTTTGACTACTTGAACGTAATTTCCATTTAGCTTTGCTGCTAATTCTTTTGCTGTTTGAATATTTCCTTCCATGTTTAATTTATGTATAATAAGTTTCCGTTATTGTCTTCTATTTTTTGTAATTCAAATTTACCATCCAAATAATTTAAAATGTCTCTACTGCCGAATTGGAAGTACATTCTAAATGCTTGCATAAATATTTCAAAAGATAATGTGTCTTTCTCTTCTAACTTATTTTGTAGGTAGTAAGAGTAGAACCAGCCAAAATCATATTGGCCGGTTTTTCTCATTTGTAGATATTGCTCTTTCATTAGTTAACCAATGCTGTTGCTAATTTGAAAAGCTTTTGATTAACTTCTAAGTCTTTCTCAAAAGATTTAATTTTACGAACCTTTCTAACTTTAGCTCCATTCAATGCAGCTGAATAACCTCCTTGAGTAATCTTCTCTTGGATTACATTAAACACTGTCCAAAGATCATTTCCTTTATCAGCATCTCTTGTAGGAGTTAATACATCTTGAATAGTTTCTTCATCCCATTCAGCATCGATTCGATTAGTTCTTAACTGCATAGCATCGATTGCTAATTGTCTTTGCTCATCAGCAGTTAATTCTCTCATCTGCATCTTGTTAAGAACTTCTACTTTACTTGGAAGGTCCTTAACAGCTTGAGCTACTACCTCTTGTAATTCAGCAAAAGTATAACCTTTGTGTCTAATTTTAAAAGCTGAGAATTCCTCATCTGCTACTACTAATCCATTAGAGCAAACTAATCTATAGATACCAACTCTAAACTGAAATGAATTAAATCCATCATGAGAGTTAGTTAAGATGATTCTAGGATATGCATCATCACCATTCTTACCTTTGATCATAATGTCAGGGTTTTGAAATGATACCATGTGCTTGGAGAAGATTGTAGTCCTGTCAGACTTTCTAGCCTTTCTTTGAGAGGCAGTTACTGGTAACCATCCTAACTGTGCTAAGTCGTCGATGATTGTTTCGGTGTTAACATGTAAGTATTTATCACTTACTTTGTTACTTGTTGGCTCTGTAGCGAATGCTACTGGTGCTAAAGCTCTAACTTGATCTTTTGAAAGGTAAGAATCTAAACCTGTGTTGAAACTTGATAACATAACTAATTGTTTTTAATTGATTTCTATACCTAAATATAAGAACTATATCTTAGTTAGGCAACTTTTTTAATAACTTTTTTTAAATTATTTTATTAATCCTAGAGTCTTTGCACGGAAGTAACTAACTTCTCTCCCAGTTGCTGGATTAAAATACATTTGTTTTGTTTTAGGAAGATTTTTAGAATGTTTTTCTTCCTTAGCAAATTGATCTAGATACTCTTTTGGATAATCAAACTCTGCTTTTTCAATTCCTGATGTAATACTAGTACCTCTGTAAGTGTAAGTTGTTTTAATTCCAGTAACATCACATGTAAATACACTAACTAATTTGTTCATCTTTTAAGTTTTTAATTAATAAATACGTATCTAAAGCATCATCTCCATGTTCCCACTCTTCGTAGTGACGTAAACAATTCTCCAATGCTATGATCCATTCCTTTTTCGTTATTGATATTTCAAAGGCACTCTCTACTCCTTCAATTTGAATCTCAAAAAGTAAGGCTGTCTTCTTATTTCCATCATAAGCCTCTTGAATGCTTTCTTTAATTGCATCTGTCATTTCAACAGACTTCTCTCTAAACATTGCTTCTAATTCCTCTAGGGAATCAATCTCTAATCGTTTCATATTCTACTACTATTTGGTAATGGTTTTTCTACTTTTGGCATGAATGGATTAGTTACGATAGTCTCCGTATTCATCTTAATTACTTCCTGATTCGTTAATAAAACATAAACAGGACCGCTATATTCATAAGTTTTCATAGGAACATCAAACATACTATCCCCAATACCTGGCTGCTTGATTGGCTCAGTTATTCTTCTTTCTCCGTCAAATGATCTGAATTCGTTTGAAGTTACCCTATACCAATTACCTTTGATACAAACTTCTAATACTCCTGATGTATTAAAGTCGTAAAGTTTTTTTGCTGTATGCCCTGTTTTTTCCATAACGCTTCTATTAATTCTATACCTAAATATACGAAGTAATTCAGTACTATGCAACTTTTTTAATACGTTTTTTCTCCCAAGTAGCTTTATTTTTTTCTCTTCTTTCAGGAGTCCAAGTCGTACCTTTCCTGCTAGGTGGTCTATTACCGTTTTTCAAGTTATTTGCAGTTATCTTTTCTCTTGTTTCCTTAGGTCTATTCCTTGCAAAGTTAGACATTAGCTCTTTTGTTTTCTCTGCTTTCTTTTTTCCTTTAGCTGCTTCAGATAACCTCTTTCTTGTCTCTTCTGAGAATATTGCTGATTTTTCTTCTGTATGTACTAATCTGCAGTTTAGTCCCATAATTCCTAATACCTTATAATACTCCTGCCAGTACCTTTCCTTTACGTTTAACTCCTCAAAAGTACATTCTTCTACTACTTCAAAAGTATGTGAACTAACGCTATGTTTTATAAACGATCTATAAAGTCTTGTTTGTCCTTTACCTTGAAGCTTATTATAATTCTCCCACCTCTTTTCTACATCTGTACTTTGCCCTACGTAAACTCTTCCGCTTGGACTTGTTATTTTATAAATTCCTATCATATTAAATAAAAAAAGGAGAAATTAAAATAGACCCTCTGCAACAGGGTATTATTTTAAAATCTCCGTAATGTTTTTATAGAGTGGTTGCAGTACTCTTATTTAATATAAATAGTAACTTTTTTCCTAAACCACTACTTTTTCCACGTGATATCCGAAAGCACTATCATTTTCTTGAGGATTATAATATCGAGTTCTTATACTATAATTACCTTCCCAATCCTGTACATCCTCTTCCCATTCATTGGCTATTGCAAAATCCTCAGCATCACTTTCACTATCGAAAAACTGCTCAGTGTATGGTTCATCTTGTCCACTGTAATCGTGAAATACTACTTGGTACTTTTCTTGTGTATTTTCAGTTAGGAAGTTTTTCTTCCATTCTGCTATATTAAAATTTTCCATTTTATACTTTTCTATAAATATAAACTATTTTTTAAATAATTTCCAAAAATTATTTGAAATAGTTTTCTCTTTTAGCTTCTCATTTGTTTCGTGCTGCTTTACTAACTTATCAGCAACTTGTCTCTCTCTAGTTTTATTCCTTTTCTTGTACATTCTGTTTATAGTCTTCTGATATATACTCAGAACCAGGCTTTATCTCTTCTTTCCATAAGCCAAGAGATTGTAGATGTTCTTTCATTGCATCATCTACCTCCCAATCAAAGTCAACTACTTGTTTGTCGACAGAATCTTCCATTGCAATGACTTGCTTATCTGAGATAGGAGATACTGAGTATAGGAAAGAGCAATTATAACACATAAGCTCTATATTAGAAAGCTCATAGTTTACTTTATTCTTATCCTTGAACTGAAGTATTAAAGGTATTTTATGGTCAGATAATCTCTCTTCGTGAAAGCCACATCGACTACATTCCTCTTTCAAGTACCCTTCAAAGATTAATCTCTGTTTGATTTTAGCAGGCTCAAAAGAAGCAACTGATATCTTCCCTTCTATTAATTCCTTGAGAGGTGCTTGCTTACCTTTGTTAGGAAGATACTTTGGAATACCTCTTCCGGCTGGATTCTTATGAACCTCCCATAGAGATACTCCTTCGTCATTCACATAAGTCTTTGCATACTTTTTATAATGAACAAAGCTACAACGAAGAAACCGAGCGGCTCCTCGGTTACTTCTAGTATTTTCCATTGCTCTTAGGCAATCGTCCTTTGATATAAACTTTGCTTGTGGCATTATTCGTCTTCGTCTTCTAACTCAACTTCTTCAATGTCGACTACTTCTTCTTCTAGATCTTCATCTTCAATCATAACCTCTAGGTCATCTTCGATTACTTGCTCTACTACAGCCTCTAATGCACTTGCATTGTCTGAGGTTTCATCTTCATCGTAGTTTAGAATTTCTAAAGGAACATTCTTAACCCCTCTTGAGATATTTTCTAATTCTTGAAGTCTTCTTGCAGTATCTTGATCTAATACATCCATCTCAGTGACTGTATAATCTCCTTCTCCTACTACTCTAATACGACCTACCTTTGGCTTAACATCAGAACAACTAACACAGAAATCATATCCGTAGTTATCCAATCTTAACTTAGGCATATCGCCATGACATCTTGAACATTTAATTTTTTCTAATTCCATAACTTATTTATCTTATTAATTATATCTAAATATAAGAACTTTAATTCTTTCTTCCAAACTTTTTATCAGGTTTTTTTAAAGAATTTACAACATTATAAACATCCTCTGGTGTTTCGAAGTTGACTGTTAATATATTCTTACCATCTGATAGATCTATCTTACCGTCATAATCATCTACCAAAGGTATCTGATACAGATAGTATTGGATTAGGTCCATCTGCTCTTTGTTGTATGTCATTCTAAAAAGGTTCTCTATTACTTGTAGAAACTTTTCTTCGTATACGGACAAATCAACTCCAAGCTCGGACTCCATAAAGTCCTTTCTATCTTCTATCTCTTTAAGTAGAAGAATAGATTCTATAAAGAGTTTCTTATCCATGATATCTTTAGGTATCTTCTTCTCAGAAATCCTTACACTAGTCTGTAAGTAATTGCTTATTGCTTCCCTTATTACCTTCTTCATACGTAAATTGTTTTACTCCAAATAGAATTTGGAATTGGTCAATAGGTAACATCTTTGTTAGTGAAAAAAACTTCACTGCTTCCTGTAGCGATAGTGCCTCGCAGGCACCGATTGCTTCTTGTGTAGGATCTTGCTTACTGTAAAAACAAAACTTCATAATATTTTAATTTTGTGGTTCTTGATTTGTTTGTGCTAATGCTTGTCTGATGATCTTATCTACATATTCAATATAGATAAAGAATCCGATAATAGTTTTATCTTTTAATTGCCTATCTCTTTCAACTTTCATTCCCATTGACTGAAGTCCTTGATCTAATTTACTCTCTAAAGCCATTGCAAGTTCATCTTGCTTTTGTTTAGACATTCCATTAAATTGTGTTGGCATGAATTGAACTTTGATTCCTTTTTTATTTGGATCTTCATTTACATCTACCTTAAGTACAAATTTTTGTCCTTGAAAGTTTACTGTAGTTACTTCTGAAAGTACTTGTTTAATTTCGTTTATTAATGACATATTGTTTTTAGTTATAAATAGTTAAAAATTTACATATTTTAGGTTTGTCTCAGGATTATGTTGGATATAGTGTCCCCATTTGTATTTAGCGTAGTTATGTCCATCTACCTCTGACTGTTGTCTCTTCGTTGCATTCTCTAATGTATTATTTGTCGAGAGTGATACAAAGTGGTAGAAATGTAATCCATATAACCTAACCATCTTCAATCCTGACATTTGACATTTCATAAAGAAGTCCCAATCAGCTACTACTCCAAGATCGTAATTTTCATCCCAACCTCCAACTCTTAAATAATCATACTTGTCCATAAAGATAGGTAGTGTTGAACCTGTCAAATCCTTCTTCTGTTCTGAGACATTTGTTTTATCATATCTCCAAAACTCTTCTAAGCTAAACGTAGAAGGATCTCTTCCTAAATCTTTAATATGAATCTGTTTGAACATACTTGGGAAAGGTTCTATTTGATTTGGAGCAAATACACATCCCTCTTCCCATTCCAGTTCTAGAGTCTCATCCCATCCGGAAGGGAATACATTATCGTCATTTACTATTAGAATCTTTCTATTAGATGCGTTTGATACTCCTAGATTAGTTCCTCTACAAAGTCCTACATTCTCTTCCAGATTTAAAATCTCAATACTGTCTTTCCACTTCTCAAGTACTTCTTTATTTAAGTCATAAAAACCATCTACAACTACTATGATCTGATTCTTATTCACTTGACCTTCTATAGCTGATCTTAGGCAAAGGTCTAATGTTTGAGGTGATTTATATGTAGGTATAATTACTGATATCATATGTTATTCCAATCTGTTAAAGGTGATAGCCAAGCTGTTTCTCCGTGAGTTGCATATCCCGGTAAGGGTGTTACTAGCAATTCGTTCTGCTCTCTCAAGTCTAAAAACATCTTAAAGTCATCAGGATAGTGTCCTTGATTGGTATACTTTCTTAAGATAGTTTCAGTTCTCTTTAAAGTTGATACTGTAGAGGCAAATGTCATAGTTGTTGAGTTTGTTATTTTCCAGTGACATGAATCAGTTAAATAGACTCTAGTATCTTCTGCTCCTCCTTCACAATATGGATTTCCTCCTTTAGAAGGATCTAAATACTTATCAGGATGATCATATAAAGATACGAAAGAAGCTCCTAAACTCAAACCCTCTTTAATAACTTTTGGTGATTGCTGCTTATGTAAGTAATCATTCTCTACAAAATAAACAATCTCATCATCCTTCCACTTAAGTGCCATATCTAATGCTAGGTTAAATGTTCCCGCTCCATGACCAACTGATACTTTATGTATGTTAATCGGGTCTATATACCTACCTATCATTGTAAGTGTCTGTTCACTACAATTATCTGCTAGTATGATTATATCTGATATGTGGTCGAAAAATACGTTACAGAAGTTCTTTAAACAAGCACTGTTATGTATGTAGGCAGGTTTAACTTTACTATATCCTGCATCTGAGATTCTATAAATTATTTTCATTATTATATCTTTCAATATAATCTGAGCATATACCTATACACTCAGATAAGTTATCGTTATTTATTTCTGGCATTACAGCTATACTACCTTTAATAGGTTGCTTTCCTGGGTATGCCCATATGTATTGTTGGCTTGTTAATGTTATTGTGTCTTCTTGATGCCAAAAATAATTAATGCTATATCCGCATTCTTTAAAATAAAGTATAGCTTCAACATTTTTACAGTGAACCCATAGTCGGTCAACTCTATCTCGTATCCACCTAAAGTCTATTCCGTATTGCGGCTTATCGTGCCCTAGGTATAGTATCTTACCTACATACCAAATATCAACTTCAACATCATATCCTTTTTTGATTGCCAAGTCAATATAGTTTGGTTCATTTTCATATGATTCAAACTTACCGTTTATATTCCCTCTATGAGCAATTAATATCATCGCATTAGTTTATGTGTACCTATTTCCTGCACATTTATTTTACTACTATTTGTGTCAAGATGATGTCGTAATATATACTCCCCACATAGCCTTATATCCGGTATATTTAATATGGTATCTAAATAATTAAAAGTATCTGAATATATATTCATGTTATGGGAGTTTGAGTAAGCTAGTGAATCTAAGTAACCATTTATCGTATCAAACCCACCGGTAGGTACATACAAATTGATATTGTCTAAGCTACTTAAGGGTAGTGGCCCTGATGGTGTTGATATATCAAACCTGCTTCGAATAACCCAATCGTAAGTTATACCCATTTCCTGCTCATATTTTACTTTTAATAGGTTAGATTGATAGATTGAATAAAACATACTATATACAATTTCACTTCTAAAACCAGGCATGTGTCTTGGTTCATAAGGTATAGCAGGAAATTCTCGTTGAGGTTCAACAAACGACCTAACCGGGTTGTACAGTGTTAAAGTCTTTTCAATTAAGTTAGCTTCAAGAGGTTCACCTACAGGATGAACACCAGCAGCTAGAAACTGTTTACCTATCTGCGATTCATCTAATGCCCAGGTATGTATAAACACATCTACATTTCCTAAATCTAATATATTAGGTTTAATAGAAGCCCAGTAAGTCTGTTCAACAGATCTAGCTTGTCCAGATAAACATAAGGCTACTCTCATATACTACCTTATTGTTTTATCGCATTAAAAAATATCCAATTTGGATGACCATCACCAGGACCTACCGGTCTAATGTATGTGTTAATCTGTGTAAAGCCTGTTTTAACTAAATCAGACTCTAACTCAGATACATTCTCTACCCGTGTGTCAAATTGTCCATTAGTTCCTTCTGCATCGTAGTAGTTATCAAAATACCCTACAGAGTTTTTAGAAGGTACTTGTGGTCCAAATCCCATTTGCATTGTCAAATGACCACCTTTCTTTAATACTCTAGCAAACTCTTTTAATAGTCCAAATCTGATATCGTATACGCAGATGTGTTGAAAGCATATTGTACTCATAATAACATCGTAAGTGTTTTTCTCAATATTAGATAAATCTATTCCATTAGTTAAAATTAATTTATGCTTCTCCTGACTACGTTCATTATACTCTATCCAAATTTTTGCATTATCTAAATTCTTTTGAGCTATATCAACTCCATGTAGTTCTTTAAATGTATTTCCAAACTTTACTAAATTTCTTCCTGGACCGCATCCAAAGTCTAGTCCTACTTTTGCTTCTAAGTTAGTTATATCTTTAAATAAAAACTCGCTATAATCAGCCCAGTTGTTATGCAGGTCAAAACCCCCTACTACTGGATCTCTATTTTCAATACTCCAACGTGATGCATCGTCTTCGTATTGATTTTTTTGCATATCTGTATACTTATTCATGTATGTAGTTTTTTAAGTAGTTATCTAAATCTTCTGGAGTTCCTAATCCCCACATTGCTTTTGTATTAAATGTCCTTATTTGCCTGCAATCCTTTATTGCTTCGTTAAAAACAGGGCATACATAGAATTCATTGTTCACTCTAATATTCTTTTCAATCATCTGTTCTGCATACTTTACAAAATCAGAACCATTTTTCCAGTAATAATACCCTACTGTTGCAATATCTGAGATTGGATTCTTTTCTGCTACTTCTGTTACTAATCCATTATCATCTATTTTAGCAAAAGACCATTTAGGGTGTGTTGCTGTAAAGGTAACAATACCGCCATCAGCATCTGTCTCTTGCATTTTATACATAAACTCATTTGAATCCCATTCTACGAATTGATCTGAATTTGCAAAAAATAAAGGTGCATCTGTATTGATAAACTCTTTTGCAAGTAAAGCAGTACATGCTGCTCCTTCTGTTAGCCCTTCTGTCTCTACAATCCTACATCCTGGTGTGATTAAATTTAATAAAGTGTCTAGGTTGTATTTCTCTCTATGTGCTTTCTGTACTACGTAGATATAGTTTGCATCTAAGTTTAGATTTTCTACAACAACCTGTATCATTGGTTTACCTTTTACTTCAATAAGAGGTTTTGGAAATGTATACCCTGCCTGTTCAAATCTTGAACCAGCTCCTGCCATAGGAATTAATACATTAAGCTTTTTGTCTTTCCATTTAGGAGTAAAATTCATTTTAGTATTGTTTAAGTATTTATTTATATTAATATAAGTAATTTCTTTCGGAGATGCAACTCTCATAACAGAAGCTCTACTTCTTGAAGCAGCTAAAAGTCCGAAAGGAGAATCTTCTATGATTAAAGTTTCTTCAGGAAGACATTCCATTTGAGAAATAGCTTTCCAATATATTTCTGGATGTGGTTTAGAATTCTTTACATCTTCGTTTGATAATATTAAATCAAAGTATTGAATGATACCTAACTTAGCTAATACGGTTAGTACTGTTCTTCTAATTGAATTAGAACATACAGCTAATCTATATCCTAACTTAGTTAAAGAATCCATACATTCAATTAACTGAGAAGATTGTTGTAGGTTGTTTAGTTTATTTAGTGTAAGTTCTTGTTTTTTATCCCAAACCTTCTTATACATCTCGACTGGTAGTCCTTTCTCTTTTGTTAGCATTTCTAACTTTTGATTTGTTTTCAAACCATCATACTTACTTAAATGCTCATTCCAGTCTATTGCATACTCTTCCCCTAATGCTTCGTTTAGTGCATCGTAATGTATTATTTTAGCTTCTACTAAAACTCCGTCTAAATCAAAAATTATTAACTTTTTCATCTTATTTTTGTATGTGATCTGTTGTCAATGTTCTTGCAATACCTACATCTATTCCCACTCTAGTTTCTTTATACTGGTTCTCATATAGAGCTATCCTTTTAAATTCCTCCGGTATAAACATTGGTATCTTATTGCACATCTGTTCTATCTTATCAAAACATATTAAAGACCTAACTGCATCGACTCCTCCAATAAACAATACATCTGCAAAATGCTGATATCTGTTTGTTACGTAGAAATTGTCTGTACTAAGCTCAGTTAAGTCAGGTAAGCTGTATATATAATTATCATATCTAGATAGAATGATAAAATCATAATCAATACACTTTACCAATTTAAGACATTCTGAGATGGAGTATAGTTGTGATAATGTATTGTTTTCGTTATTAGTACTATAAAAAGGTAAAGTCTTTACTATCTCCCTACTCTCATTACTTAGTCTAAATGTTCTTGCAGTATCAAACTTAGCAGCTATTGGTGAATACATTTCCTCTACCTTACCTTTTACATTTTGAGACTGTACTTGCTTCCAATCTTCTTGCATTTTATCTAAAGCCCAATCTGAATAAGTAAAGGGAGTATTTTCACTACCTATCCAATTATGTACATATACATCTGTTGGGTACTTATCAATTATATGTTTAAGATGTGAATTATATGTATAGGGATTTTCCAACAATCTCGGTTGTCCAAAAAAACAAAGTGCTACTCTCATTATAGGAGGTTATTTATGATTGCCTGTGTAACTTCTTCATCTGAAAGATAAGGATCTAGAACTATATGTGGTTCCCCAAAATACTCGTACGGACCTAGTCTTGGTTGTTCAATCTTTTTAATAACACCATTCCATCCATATAGTTGTAGGTTAAAGTCTCCCGTTATAATTGTCTTCGTACCTACTCCTGCAGCAATGGTTGCTAACCCGCCATCTGTTCCAACAAACGCATCACAGTACTTCATTATAGATGCTTCAAATAATATAGATTTTTGATTATCATCTGTAATTGTGGACGTCATAGCTTGGTTATATTCTACAGGTACTCCTACTTCTATAAGCGTAAAGTGCTTTGAAAGGCCTGATACAACTTTTACAATATCTCTGTGACTACCTCCGTACCCTAGATTAGGTACGTCTATTCCTGCTTTGTACTGCTCTGGTGTAAATAGGTAGGTCTTAGGTTCCCAATTGGACATCACTGCTATAACTTTTTTACCATCCTCTCTACTACTATCCACATACTCTTGGGCAAATTTATCATACTCAGGCTCCGTATATACTCTATACTCTGATGATAGTCTCTGTATTCCTGAGAGTTGCTGGTATTCACATGCGGGAGGTATGTTGTAGTTCAACTGCTGCAATCTTATGATGTCTGAGTATTGCTCACTGTCAATACCTATCTTTGTAGGAAAGGCAGAAGGATTGTCGGAGACGTATACGTTATCTATATGTGGATTATTTTGGACTAACCGCAATACTTGTGGAAATCCTATAAGATAGTCAACCTGTTCAAATCCTTTCTCATCCTTGAGCTTCTCTGCTAACGAAGTTGCAAATATAATATCTCCAAAAAATCCACAAGTAACCACTAAGCATTTTTTATTTTCCATTAACTATACGTTGTTTTTCTTAAAACATGCTGTTAATATATTTGGAGATAGAGCTTTATCTATACGAACTTTGTCTTCTAAGTTGCAGTAGTTCATTATCGTATACCCTTGTCTAGTCATAAAATTTGTTAAACTTTTTTCTGTAAAATGATATAAATGTTCATCCGGCTTTCTATGCTTCCAGTTCTCAAACCAAGTATCGTCTAGTCCATTTGTACACCAGGGTAAACTTATTACTACATATTTACATTGTAAATCTTTTACAAACTCTATATCGTTAAAGTGTTCTAAACTGTCAAAAAAAGTAAAAACGTCTGCGTACTGTTTTGTTATATCCTCTACAAATGTAATACCTGACTTTAGTGGGTATGCTGGCTGTATATCATTGCCGTAAAGTGTCTTGATAAATCCATTACATGAATCTAAAAAATCTCCATTACCGTACCCTACATCTAATATAGAGTTTGGAACCTCTCCTATTGATCCAATAATATAACCTAACCTTAAATTTAGAATGTTACCTCTATCATCAAAATTTGAATAACGACTATCTGAGTACAATAGGTCATAATTGTACGGATTCGATTCTACTTGTTTTATTACACCGTCCTGTGTAACTTCGTAATTATTTAACATACTAGTTATTTTTATTATATTTAAAATTCTTTACCTTTAACCATTTTACATCTTTATCAAATGTATAAACATCTACATCTGCTGTTACATCATCTTTACCCAACTCTAGATTTTGTCTTAAATTATTCAACAGTATATGGTTGTTTATGAAGTCCTGGTCATTATCTGCAGGCTTATTATCTTCGTGATGAAGAGCATAGAAGATACCTTCCTGATTTCTACTCCAGTTATATCCTAAAAGTCTTAACCTATCTCTAGTATCATCATCTTCTTTCCCCCATCCTTTATAGTATGGGTTAAGTCCATTAGTTTTGTCAAAAAGTTCTCTACTCAAAACAAATACTCCTCCTGAATGATCCCCTACATTGTTATGAAAGTTTTGGTAACCTCCTGGGATGTCGTGTAGGTCTCTAGGTTGATCATTTTCATCTAAGAAGTAGACCTTACCTACAGGGTAAAAAGGAATATCTACCTTAGTATCGTAGCTTATATTTTCTCCTGGATAGTAATCCACATCATGAAAGATTAATAACCTCCCTCTGGTATGTTGCACTGCTATGTTGTATAGTGAGTTTTTTTGGAATTTATCTCTATCATCTTGCTCCACTATTACAATCTCATAGGACTTACCTTCCATGATAGTTTTCAATCTAGGAAGTAGTTTTGATAAATGATCTTCTCTGTCTCTATACGAGATAATAAAACTATAGTCTATCATATTGGTGCACTATTGTATACTTGTTAATACTGTTTAGATCAAACTGTACCTTGCCTGCTGCTACTACATGTAAGTGTACTGCAAATAAATCGTCGATAGATGTATAAACTACCACATCCTTGTAGGAGTTATTTATCAAATAATTAAAAGAAGTTTGATCTGCAACTTTTAGTTTCCCTACGGACATTAGGTATATATCCTTACAGAGAGCTATAACCAATTTAGCATTTCCTCCGAAAACTCCTACATTATATACTTCCTTATCTAATATTGACATTCCTGCTACTCCTAAGTTTACCTGTAAATGCTCTGTGTTCCAAGCATCTTCGCTGTACCTAATTACTTCCCCTGTTGCAATTATCTTATCCCCCGGTGTTCTGTCAAATGGATTTGAATTGAAATATACATCTTTAACATCTGTAATAAAGATCTTCTCATGATCTGTATCACTTGCGTACGTTGCTATATGTAAGAATCTTATATTGTGAATTAGCTCATAAGAATTATCTAAAGTAACTTTTCCTGTATTAGTTTCAAACACTTCCTTCTCTTGTCCAAAAAAATCGAAGGTAGGGAATACTACTCCTATGTTATTTTGTTTTAAGTATTCCTGGAGTTGTGGATTCTCCTTATTGTTATATAATATTAATACCCTTTCTACGTTTTCAAAATCAGAGGTCTCTACCCAGAGTCTTATATCGTTAATAGAGTAGTTACCACTTATAGCTCCTATCAGTAAATTTGGTTTCATATTAATAAGTCTTTTACTATCTGTTTTATTTCTCTTACATTTCCAGGATATAAACAATTCTCTTCATACCACAATCTGCCGTTTGCTCCTATGGTGCATAAGAGTTCTCTATTGCTTAGGAGTTCTTTAAAATCTTCAACACTGTCAACATCGATATAATGTACCCCTGCTTGCAAGGTTGTTGTTGTTGATCTGTATTTTTGACGAACGACTGGTATACCTAGTGCGAATGTTTCAAAATCTCTGTGAGCGAAGTCTCCTCCTCCGGCTGGTGAGTATATTGCTTTGTATTTGAATATATCCTGAAGGTACTGGTTAAAATCTATCTTAGGTAGTACCGTAAATTCTGGATGATCTTTGTATTGTCCTGTACGTAGAAACTTATTATTAGCTATTCTAATATCTGTTATTTCTCCGCTGAAATATATTTTGTCTTCTAGTTGATCAAAAGACTTACTATAATGGTTATTATACCTTTTATTAAATCCTTCATACTTAAATTCTAAATGAGGTATGTAGGTTTTATTTTCATTTATAAAGTCTGAGGGTTGACTACTATAGTATCCTAGGCAGTCTGGATGCTTTTCTAATTTGATTATCCCCTGATTAACTTCGTAACTATCTCCCCAGTCTAGTATTATGAATTTACCATCTCCCCGTTCTACAACTAATGCACTTCCTTCTAAATTACTTACATACATCCCTTTAAACATTTGATAATCTCCTGTTAGTAGCTTAGTGTCGGTTAGCTGTTGTAAACTCTTTTCCAAGTCGGAAGCATATGTATGCAATGCATAATCACCCCAGCACGTGTTATAGATTGTTAGTTTATTTTTTTCAAGATCAGTATAATAATTATTCTGTTTCTCTTGTCTTTCGATTGTCTTTGGGTGGTATAGAGAATAATCTTCCTCCATAGGTAAAGTTGTATAGGTTTTAAATCCTTCCAACCTTTCATGAACTTTATTTATCCATTTTATGTCAGGAGTGTTTCTATAAATTCTCCATTGGTAGTCCGGCCAATTAACCCATCCTTCTGAATTTACATTCCATCCCCATTTGTGAATATGCTCTTGTGTTAGTCCTTGTACAGTATTAACTCTAGGAACTAAAAGTACATCTAGTTCAGGATTTGATTCTAAAATAAACGGTAGGGATTCTATAAGAGGTGTGCAAGGAACTTCATCAGCATCTATCTGAAAGATAAAATCTCCTGTGCAGTATGAGGTAAGAAGGTTTTTCCAATCAGCAAAATGTCCTTGAAACTTTTCACAGAATACTTCACAATCATGAACTTGTGATTCTATGTAATCAAATACTTCATCGGTTCCATTCTTCTCATCAAATAAGATTACTATCTCATCTTCCTTTCGTTTGTTAGAAAGGAGGAAGTTGACTAGTCTTTTCACTTCCTCCAATTCATTACAAACTGTTATTGCATAACTTATCTTCATTTTATTAATATATGAAAACTATTCTTGTTCTGCAACTAATACATCAAAGAAGTTAATAGCGTCTAATGCATCCATGAAGTCTCTCTTATCGAACTTCTTAGCATTCTTCATATCCATTTTATGAGTTTGACCCTCTGGATATTTAGATTTTTCTTCTTCAGTAATTTCAATAGCATTTACTGCTGCCCATTGCCAATTATCTTTAGAGGTTCCATCTAAGAATACCATTCCTTTCTCAGGAAGAGTAACTGTAGCAGGAAACCATACTTGTTTATTTTCGTCAACAAACATAAGATCCTTATACAATTCCGGAGATGTTTCTAGAGTATCTGCTACTGGCTTTGATCCTTCAACCATTACTGTTGAACTTGTAAATCCACATCCAAAACAGAAATTAGTTTTCACTTCTTCGCTTACTTGCTGTTCATAGCAAGCATTTCCTCCACAATGTGGGCAATCAATTAATTTTTCTTCCATTATGCTTTTTGTAATTTTGGTAATTCAATTTTTTTCAATTGAGGTAATTTTAGTTGAACCTGCTTTGGGAACTCAGGTATATACTGTGTTAGAAGGTTATCTAGCGTGTCTCTCATATTCTCGTAAGAGAATTGTGTTCTTGACTTATGTCCTTGTCTTTTTGCTGCAGTCATACACTTGTCGTAATCATCGTAAACTGATTTAAAAGCTCTTCCTACTTCAATAGGATCTGCAGAAAACCAAGCACTCTCTCTTAAAATCATTCTGTCTATTGCTGCAGAAGGATGTACCGGTGTTAATGTTCCTCCTACATAAGTTACAAAATCTTTATCTAAGAAGTCAACATGACCTGACCAAGCACTTGCAATGATTGGCTTATTCACTAAACTGAATTCAAGTAGTGGTCTTCCAAATCCTTCTCCTTTTGTAAGAGAAACCATTGCTTTTACTTTCGGATGATTATATAATTCATTTACTTCTGCATCAGTCATCTCTCCATGTAACAAATAAATGTTAGGTAAATCTCCTTTTACAGTTTGTCTTATTGCATCAATCTTATCCAATACAGCTTCTCTATCCATGATAGAAGTTCCTGAGCCTGCTTGTACTTTTAGGACAAGTGCAGGACGTTTCTTAGCTGGTTTGTTTTTAAATGTTTCTAAGAATGCTTTAATTGTGTATCCAATATTCTTCCTATCCTCTCCAACTTCTCCTGGAAGCCAGTGACCTACAACTAGGTAACACCAATTCTCTTCTACGTTACTTAAATCTAATTTAGATACTGTAGGAAAGTATTTTGTAGTATCTCCTCCTTCAAATAGAACTTCCATTTTAGTTTGCAGTTCAATATGTCCTGTTACTTGTCCAGTTCTATTATCTTGCATGTTAAATTTACTTTCAGTAAATACTTTCTTAGCATGTTCAGATGAAACTAAAACTAAATCCATATTATTACATCCCTGTATCCAAGAAGCATCACAAAGTGTAGTTTCAATACCAGCTGTCAATCCGATATTATATTTACCTACCTTTTGAAATTCATTAGGTACTGTAATTTGTATCCAGATATCAGGTTGTGCTGTTAATTGTGTTGTAATTCTAGAACTTAAAGAAGTATTTCCATGATCTTGTAAGTATCCAAATCTTGTATTACCCCATCTTTGTGGAAGTATTTTTACGTCATATTTGTCCAAATCGATAATTGATTGTACAAAATCTCTTGCTCTTGCTCCATATCCTGAATAAGTATCGATAGGGCAGCTTACTACTAATGTAGGTTTACTCATAACTAGTATATTAATTTATGTGTTATACGTTTTTTAGGTCTGTCTGTGATTTTATGTAAATCAAATCTAGTTCTCGGTACAAACTTTTCGAATGATTCTTCCATTGCATCAATTACATTTTCACACATTTGTCTTGAAGACATTCCTGATTCATCTGATGTTACCCATTCTCTGGCTAATAATCCTTTCTCATCTCTTTCTTCTTTAGGCATCTCATATGCTTTTAAGATAGCTGTTGCTACATCTTCAGGAGCACATCTATCATCAAAGATGTAAGGAGTTGGTACCGAACCTACTAATGATATGTTTGAAGGGTAGACCGGAATAGCCCATTTACCACATTTCTTAAAAGTTCCTCTATGGTTAGAAGGAAAATCAGGAGTAAAATCAATCCACTTACCGTCATTATATTCAAATCTCATTTGATCTTGCATACCTCCGGTTACATTTGCAATAATCATTCTACCTGCCATCATAGTTTCAGTTAATGATAATCCCCATCCTTCGTTTGAAGTAATAAGTAATCCAACATCTGCTATGTTATATAGTAGGTTCATTTGCGGAGTTTCCAATTTATCTTGTGAGAAGAATACATTTACGTTTTCATCACAAAGAGCTTCCCTTACTGCATAAAGATCTGTACCATTTTCATCTACAGCTTGTGTATGCATTACAAGAGCACACCTCTTTGCCTTCTCTTCTCCAATCATATCACAGAAAAGTTTGTAAGAAAGTATTACATCTCCTGGAGATTTTCTTCTAATGTTTCTTGAATTAAAAAGAACTACAAAGTCAATTTCTTTTTCTCCAAACATTTTCTTTTTAAACTCTTGTAATAATCCAAAATTCTCATGACCTTCTCTAATAGGAAAGAAATGTTTATCGTTTATTCCGTGAGGTACATATTTGATAATTTTATCTTTAGCTGATTCTCCTAAAACAATCTCATTTATATTTTTAGTCTGTTTTGAGATAGCCATTAATAAGTCACATGATTCATAATATGCTTTATTGTATAGAGGTGCTGGAAGGTCATCCCAAATATTTAGGTAGTGAATTGGAATTTGATTTCTAATTTCTCTTTCAATTTCAAATAACCAAGTCCAATATCTTGGATCTGTAAAGATAAAGATTGCATCTGGCTTTTCTTGTTGAATTAATGTTCTAATAAGCATTGCATCTCCATAACCATTATTTGGTAGTACTCTTACCCAAGCATCTTCTAATTCAGCTACTTTATTTACCTCAGGTGAGATATCAATTCCTTTTCCTACCTCAGGATGATTGATTGCTGCTCCTACATTGAGCCAATTAAAATGATGTGCTGTTCCTATAACAATCTCTCTTGCCATAGTTGCGATACCGGAATGCATCCTAATATCATCACATAACAGAAGAATCTTTTTACGATCTTCTTTTTTAACATAACGAAAATTTTGTTTCATGTAACTACTTTAATTTAATATTTGTTTGATTGTGAAGCTTTTGTTTAAAGTCTTCTTCTGTAAGATATAAATAAATTGCTCTGTCTACAAGCTTTTGTAGAGAAAATTTGTATCTTATACATTCTTCTTTGAATTCTTGGAACAATTCCTGTTCCACTTTAACCGATGTTAGTTTTTTGTTGTCCATATTTATATTTGTTTAGTTATATATAAATATATACAGAAATTAAAAACTAGCAGTACAATGCTCTGTTCCTCTATAAGGACAGAAATTACAATTACTTTTTGATGGTACCTTTTCGTATTCCTTATCTATGTACTGACCCTTATCATCGAAAGCATCTTGAATAAATTTTGCAAGAGCTGTATTTGCTTGACCTCTTTTTATCTTTCCTGATGGTGGAACAAACTCTTGAACTCTCTTCCCCATTGCTGGATATTCTGGATCTAAGGGTACTTTTCTTTTTACAATGAAGTATTTTACATCTACTTTTTCTACATCGATTTGAAATTGTTTTGCTAGAAATTCTTTGTAAAGAAGAAGCTGTGCTAATTTCTTATCATCCTTTTTAGCATATTGATTCCATCCTGATGTTGATGTTTTAATATCGATTATAGTGTACTTGTCATCCTGCTCATCGTATAGAAGTAAATCAATATACCCTTTAAAGAAAATATTCTCAGATATTTGATGTACTAAAGGAATTTCTACCCCTACCAGCTTAATATACTTGGTTCCAAAGAAGATAGAGCGTTTCTTCTTAATGTACTTTAGAATTTCAATACCATCATTATGAAACTCAGATAACTCGTTAGAACTAGAAAAATGCTCTCCATATCTTTCTTTCTCTTCTGCATATACTGTTTGCATTTTAGAAAGAAGTAATGCATCTAAA